GCTAGTGGTGTTACTTTAACAGGTAGTTTCAGTGGAACAACCGCATCATTCTCCAGACTGCTTACTGCAAGTGCAGGTGTAAGTGCAACAGGTGCCACATTCAGTGGAACAATGAGCCTAAACGGTCAGACATTCACAAATGTGGTGTCTTCTGTCAACGGCTTGACTGGTGCAGTTACCATATCAACAACTGGTGCCGCAGTAAACGCAGCTAATACCTTTACTGCTCAACAAAATTTTGCTGCCGGTTTATGTGCGTCCGCTGCAAGATTTGTTGGTGCTATTACGTCTTGTGGTGGTCAGAATTTGGTGATTGCAGATGTTGGATCTGGTGGTGTCACTTTTGATCTTGCTCAAGGTAGAGTATTTTATGCTCAGTTAACTGGCCTTCCTCCAGGTGATATTCAAACTAATTTTGTAAATTTCTTACCCGGAGGATACCACGATATTGAAATATGGTTTTATTATCCTGTTAATGTAATTCCTGAGCCATTTAGAGACTGGGATCTTCCTATCTATGGAGGAGGCGGTGGTACATCGCCATCAGGAATTAGCGAAGGTCAATGGGCGTATTGGCGATTATTTGGTACAGCTGCAAACAAATTATTCATGATACAAGAAATTAATTTTAACACAACTCCTCCAGCCAATATGTTGCCGTAATAAAATAATTTGCTTTTTACTTTTTGTGTGATATATTTAACCGGAGATATAATATGGGATGTGGATGTAATAAAAATAAACAAAATCAAGAGTTCAGGAAAGAACCGCCAGAACAGCAAGTAAAAAATATTCTTTCTACTAAACTTGGTCTTGTTCAAAGTTTTGCTCAAGCAATAGTTTCTAGAGGATTTACTAACAATAAAATTGATACACCCACCAAACAGCTGCGTGTTTTAGGTTGTTTTGGTAATCAAGCTGGTGGTGGAGAACTGCCTCCGTGTCAACACCTAAAAGCCAGTGAAACACCAGGAAAGTTTTACTGTGGTGGGTGTGGATGTGGCGATTCTGCCAGAACTTGGTTGACCAGTACTTCAGACGAGTACAGTAAGTTAGACTATCCTAAACTAAACTGTCCGTTAAAAATGCCTGGATTTACTAACTACGAAACCAGCCTTCCTGAAGAAAAAACTGAACCAATTAGCAGAAAATATTATATTGAAAATATTGATTACGCAGAAGTTGCCAAAATTGATGTGAATACACACGCACCACCTGAAGGTACCAATTTAGAATAATACAGATTCTTCAACTATTAAATGCCATAAATAATTTAGAATTATGGCAACACCATCCTCCAGAGAATCAATAATACAGTACAGTCTGCGTCAATTAGGCGCGCCGGTTATCGATATCAACGTCGATTGGGAACAGTGCGAAGACCGGTTAGACGATGCACTTCAATACTTTACAGAACGCCACTTTGATGGTGTGGAAAAAGTATTTTTTAAATATCAGTTAACAGAAACTGATATTACTAACAGATATATTAATACTGAAAGTATTCTTTCGCCAAATGAAGTAGACGGACCAACCGGTAAAGAAATAGTTTCCGTAATTAAAGTTTTACAGTTTGGTCAATTTAGCAACATCAACATGTTTGACGTTCGTTATCAATTAGCACTAACCGACTACTTTGGTATTAACAGAAATCTGAGTGGAACTAACGCTTTGGGTTTGGCTTCTTACGATTCCACTAAAAGATACATTCAGTTAATACAAGATTTATTTCAACCAGAAAAAACTGTGGTGTTTAGTAAAGTAACTAACAGATTATATCTTGATATGAATTGGGGTCAAGAAACAAAAGCCGGAGACTGGATTTGTATCTGGGCGTATGCTGCATTAAATCCAGAAAAATACACAGAAATATTCAATGATCGCTATTTAAAACGATACGTAACAGCTTTAATCAAACGCCAATGGGGAGCAAACATGGCAAAGTTTGACGGTGTTGCGCTACCAGGTGGAGTTGTTATGCGCGGTGGTCAAATTTACACGGAAGCAATGAATGAAATTGCCAGAATAGAAGAAGATGTTCTACGTAGTTACGAACTGCCGATAGATTTCATGACAGGTTAATATGCCCACAAATCCGTATTTTAAAGATTATTCTGGTGAACAAGACGTAACCGAAGATCTGACCATCGAGATTATTAAAACCATGGGCAGAGAAATGTACTATGTTCCCAGAAACATGGTGGAATTTGACAAAATATTTGGAGAAGGAACTCAAGTATCATATAAAGATTCTGTACCATTAGAAATGTATATTGATTCTGTTTCTGGATTTCAAGGTCAAGGCGATATAGCAAGTAAATTTGGTATTGAAATTAAAGACAATATATTTTTAACTCTTTCTAAAAAGAGATTTGTGCAAGAAGTGCAAACCAGATTTCCGGAGATTACCAGACCAAGAGAAGGTGATTTGATTTATTTTCCGCTCTCAAAATCCATGTTTGAAATAAACTTTGTGGAACACGAAAATCCTTTTTATCAATTAGGAAAACTTTACTCTTACCGACTAACTTGTGAGCTGTTTACTTACGATCAAGAAACAGTTTCTACTGGAACTACTGATATTGATGCTACAGAAACCGAAAACCGTCAATACACACATCAATATTCTATGTCTAGCGATATAACTGGCATCACTTCTCATACTTACTATCCAGGAGAAGTTGTTTATCAGGTTGTAGGATTTACTGGGCAGAATGCAGCACTAGAGGACGCAACAGCAACTGCAACTGTTGCTTTGACGCCCACATTACCTAATATTGATTTGATTTACATTACTGGCACTTTTGAAAGTGGAGATACTATTAAGGGCGTAGACAGTGGTATTGAGTGTATCATGAACTTTGACAACGGACTCACAGATACGCTGGTGATGACTAATAATGAAGACAAGACTGTTGCTGGTGACAATGATGAAATAGAAGCAGAAAGCGATAAGTTAGACGTATTTAATTTCACAGAAACTGATCCTTTCTCTGAGGGTAATTACTAATGTTTACTCATTTTAAAAACGATTCTATTAGAAAATTAGTGATTGCTTTTGGTAGTCTTTTTAATAATATTCAATTAGAACAACAAGACGAAAACGGCGATGCGCGATTATTCGCTGTTCCTTTAACTTACGCTCCTAAAGAAAAATTTATAAAACGTTTAACAGAACCCAGCTCTATAAGCGATAAAACTCGTATAGAAATTTCACTACCTCGTATGTCGTTTGAGTTAGCTTTACTGGCATACGATCCAACCAGAAAATTTAATAAAACAAATACAACCGTAAAAACTGGAACCACAGAAATTTCTACCAGTTATGCTGAAGTTCCTTACAATTTTGGTTTTAATTTAAACGTGTTTACTAGAAATTTAGAAGAAAATTTGCAAATTATGGAACAAATTCTTCCATATTTTTCTCCTGAATTTGTTATTTCTATAAAAATGAATGATCTACAACAAAAAGTAAATGTTCCAATTTCCATAGCAAATACTACACTTACCCAAGAATACGAAGGTGATTTTAGCACCAGACGATTTATAGTAAGTACCTACCAATTTATTGCAAAATCATTTATTTACGGAAAAACCAGTACAGATCCTATGGTTACTGCATCAAACTTGAATATATTTGATACTACGGGTATAACTTTAAATACTCAAATAGGAATTACTGAATAGATATTAATATATGGAATCCTCTGATATTATTTCTCAAAATCTTGGTATTGAATTTAAAGGTCCCGAAATAACACCAATAGTAAAAAAAGCAGACAATACTGCTGGTGTTAGTTTGGATGCAGATTTTAATTATGTCAGAGACAACATCAAAGGTCTTATCGATAGTGGTTCTTCTGCGGTAGACGAAATTCTTAAAGTTGCAAAAGCTGGTGACTCACCAAGAGCTTATGAAGTTCTTGGACAGTTATTAAAAACAGTATCCGAAATGAATAAAGATTTGCTGGATCTATACCAAAAATCTAAAGCAATAAAGAAAGAAGAAATTAAAGTTAATCACACCACTAATAATTCAATTTACGTTGGTTCTACCAGTGAACTACAAGATTTGATAAACAAAGATCGCAGCAGAAACAAGGCTCTTGACAGCCAGAAGTTTTTAGACGATGGGGTATAAAAAAAAGTCAGGTTATCTTGGGAATCCTAATCTTAAAGAGATTGGGGTTTCTATTGAATTTACCAAAGAGCAGGTAGAAGAGTACATTAAATGTGCGAATGATCCGGTGTATTTTATTAAAAAATACATTAAGATTGTAACCACTGATAAAGGTCTTGAGTCTTTTCAGCTTTACGATTACCAAGAAGATATTGTAAAAACAATTCAAGATAACCGATTCGTTATTGCCAAGCTGCCTCGCCAGACAGGTAAGACCACAACTACTGTTGCTTGGATGGTTCATTATCTTATATTCAATCAAAACGTAAACATAGCAATTCTTGCCAACAAGATGAAGACTGCTATGGAAATTATGAA